AACCTGGGCATGTCGGGCGCGATGCACTGGTCCGAGCGCCGCCGTTTTTCGCTGCCAGAATTCAAGCGCTTCCAGTCCTTTCCGGACCGGTTCGAATTCGCCGGCGGGTTCGAGGAGGGAATAAGGCAGCTGGGAAACAGCGTGCCCCCGCTTTTTATGCGTGCCATCGCCGCCCATATCAGGAAGAACATCCTCGAATCAGGGCAAAGCAAGGAGCGGGTAGCATGAACCTCCATCCCGTCGCCGAAACCATGCCGATCCCGGTCAGGAAGATCATCCCGCGCTCGCTTGGGACGCGTTCGCAAAGGATCAATCCGTGGATGACGGCCGATGGGCCGGCCGCGACCATCTGCCGCAGCGCGGAAGGCTACGAGCTGCGGGAAGCAGAGCTGAAGGAAGCCGAAATCAAGCCGACCTGGCAGGCGTACCGGCGCCTGACGGGGCAGGAACCTAGCAGGCATTTCGGGCTTGTCCGGGTGGATCCGGACCGGCCGGCGCCGACAATCCAGGCGAACGGAGTGACAGGGACGACCACGGGCATGGTGCATCCCTGGGAGACAAGGCGGCTGACGATCAGCGAGATCAGACTACTCGCATCATTCCCCGAAGGGTTCAAGCTGATCGGGACCTACCGGGAGAAGTGGGCGCGGGTCGGAAACAGCGTGCCGCCGCTTTTCATGCGGGCAATCGCGCTTCATATTCGGAGGGTAGTCCTGAAGAGGGAGACACACGAATCCCTTGGGACCGTGTGCCCCCCCGATCGGGAGGAGGAAAGGAGAAAGGCTTGCTAGGCGGGGGAGTCTGCGAGGATTCCGGCGTCTGCGAAGCTGAAGTACTCTGTTTCGCCGCCGAAGATGACATGGTCGAGCACCCGAATTCCGAGGATTTTTGCCGCCGAGGTCAGCCGCTTGGTGCACTCGCGATCCTCCAGCGACGGCGCCGGATCTCCGGATGGGTGGTTGTGCAGAAATATGACCGCCGCCGCACTGTCGAGCAATGCCGCTTTCAGACACTCCCTTGGGTGCACGACGGAGGACGAGAGGCTCCCAATGGAGATGGTGTGGTAGCCGATCGTCCGGTTCTTGGAATCCAGTGTAATCGTAACAAAATATTCGCGATCCAGGGCGGCGAACTCGGCGCGGAAGCTCTCGAAGAGGTCGCGGGAATTGGAGAAACGCGGGTAGCAGGTGAAGGTGGCCTCCGGTTCCTTTACCAGCATTACCCTGTACCGGGGGAGCAGGTTCTCGAATTTCTTCATGCGTGAATTCTCCGCTGCTGGTTCAGCTTCTTCGGAAGCCCCTTCCGATACTCCGCTCTGTCAATTGGAGGCTTCGGACTGCTTCCGCCCCATGGCCGGGATCGCGATGGGCTTTCCGGTCAGCAGTCCCTTGCGCGCCTGCGACCGGTACCACGCGGCGTGCTTCTCATCGAATGCCGACTTGGGGAACTCTGCTTTGACAGCCGCGATCATGTCGCCGTTCGTCGCGGCGCTGTTGGCGGCGATCGTCTCGATGACCACCTGCTTGATGGTGCGCTTCAGTTCGGCATCGGGTTTTTGGTTTTTCACCGCCGGCGCAGCACTGGCCTCCTTCTTGCCGTTCCTGGGCTGCTTTGCCGTTTTCTGTTCCTTCTTGCTTTTCATTCTGGTTCTCCTGAATCAAATTCGGAAGGGCTTGATTGCCGCTCCCGTACTGGTTCAGATCGTGTCGGGTTTCACAGGGAATGCCCACAAGAAAACGGCTTAGTTGTGAAAATAAATGACTTCCGGAAGAAAGCCTAAACCCACGCAATTGAAGGTCGTCCAGGGGACTTTCCGCAAGGACCGGGCCAACCATGCCGAGCCGAAACCGAGGACGCAGCTGCCTCCCTGCCCGGACTTTCTCGAAGGCAGGGCGAGAAAGGAATACTTCAGGATCGGCCGGAAGCTGGAACGTATCGGCGTGCTGACGGAGGTCGACGACCTGGCGCTCACCAGCCTGTGCCAATCCTGGACGGAATACCTCGAGGCGACCGAGCAGGCCCGCAAGACGGGGATGCTGGTCAAGTCGCCCAACGGCTACCCGATCCTCAACCCTTATGTGGCGCTGGCCAACCAAGCGCTGAAACGGGTGAAGGCGTTCCTGACCGAATTCGGCATGACCCCATCGTCGCGGAGCCGCATCATCGCAGGTTCGGCTGGCGACTCCGGCGCCGACGAGTGGAAGGACCTGTGACGCAGGAAAAGCGGAGGGACTATGTCTGCATCGCCCGCCGGTACGCCCAGGATGTGGTGTCCGGAAAAATCGCGGCCTGCAAGTGGACCATCCTTGCCTGCCGGCGCCAGCTGGATGACCTGGAGAAGGCAAGGTCCCGCGAATGGCCCTACAAGTTCGACCGGGAGAAGGCCTCCCGGATCTGCCGCTTCATCGAGAAGCTGCCGCACATCAAGGGAGAATGGGCGAAGCAGGGAGGCCGCATCCGCCTGGAGCCCTGGCAGGTGTTCATCCTGACGGCCGTGTTCGGATGGGTGCACCGGCAGAGCGGCATGCGCCGGTTCCGCATCGTCTATATCGAGGTTCCCCGCAAAAACGGGAAGTCGACGTTCAGCGCGGGAGTGGGGATCTACTGCGCCTGCGCCGACGGGGAGCAGGGCGCGGAGGTCTACTCGGCCGCGACCACCCGCGACCAGGCCAAGATTGTCTGGAACGACGCGCACCACATGGTGGAGCGCTCGCCGGGGCTCAAGGCCCATTTCGGCGTCACGACGAGCGCATTCGCGATCAGCCAGGTTCAAACGGCCAGCCGCTTCCAGGCCCTCTCAGCGGAAGGCAACAGCCTCGACGGCTTGAACATCCATTGCGCGATCGTGGACGAGCTTCATGCCCACAGGACGCGGAAAGTGTACGACGTGCTTGAAACGGCGACAGGCGCGCGGACCCAGCCGCTGATCTGGAACATCACCACGGCGGGATCGGACCGGTCCGGCATCTGCTACGAACAGCGCACCTACCTCACCAAGATCCTGGAGGGAACCGCGCCGGACGACACCTATTTCGGAATCATCTACTCGCTCGACGAGGATGATGACTGGACCGATGCGGCGGTATGGGCCAAGGCCAATCCGAACTACGGCGTCAGCGTCTTCCCCGACGACCTGGAGCGCCTGTGCCAGAAGGCCCGGCAGATGACTTCGGCCCAGGCGAACTTCCAGACCAAGCGGCTCTCGGTCTGGATTAACGCCGACCAGGCGCTCTTCAACATGGAGGCCTGGAGCCGGTGCGCCGACCGTTCCCTGAAAGAAGATGACTTCCGTGACGAGTCCTGCTGGATCGGAATCGACCTCGCTCCCCGGCACGACTTCTGCAGCATGGTGAAGCTCTTCAAGCGCGGCGACGACTACTACTGCTTCGCGAAGCACTACCTGTCGGATGATGAGATCGAGGAATCGCCGAATGCCCAGTTCATGGGCTGGCGCCGCGAGGGATGGATCACGACGAATCCCGGCAACGTGAACGACTATGGGCTGCTCGAGGATGAGTTGCGCGAAGCGGCCAAGAACTTCCAGATCTGCGAAGTCCCCTATGACGACTATTCCGCCCACCAGTTCTGTACCCGGATGCAGGAGGAGGGCTTCCCCATGGTCAATTACGGTGCAACGGTGAAGAACTTCAATGAGCCTACGAAGCTCCTGGAGGCGCTGATAAAGGCCGGGAGGATCCACCACAATGGCGACCCCGTGCTTGCCTGGATGATGTCCAACGTAATCGGCCACTTCGACCGGAAAGACAATGTGTTTCCCGTAAAGGACGAGCACCAGCGGGGGAACAACATGACCGACGGCGCGATCGCGCTCATCATGGCGCTGGCCCGTGCGATGACCGACTCCGGAAGGCCACAGCCGAATATCTATGAAGTGAGGGGACCTATATTCGTATGACCGGCATCCGCGGAATGCTCCTGAGGTGGCTTTTCCGCTCCGGCCTGGCAAATCCGGATCCCTGGCTGATAGCGGCCTTCGGAGGCCCCATGACGGCCACCGGAATCAGGATCAACGCCGACAACGCGATGCGTCTGACCGCGGTCTACGGGGCCGTCCGCATCCTGGCTGAAACGGTCGCGACCCTGCCGCTCATAATCTACAGGCGGACGCAGAACGACGGGAAGGAACGCGCGGCGGATTATTTCCTGTACCCGCTTCTGCACGACCAGCCGAACGAGGAGCAGACAAGCGTTGAGTTCCGTGAAATGCTCCAGGGGCACCTGGCCCTGCGCGGCAATGCCTTCGCGCAGATCGACCGGAAATTCGGACGGCCCGCGCGCCTCGTCCCCCTGCACCCGGACAGGGTCGAAGTCCGCCGCGAAAGAGGAGAACTGATCTACAAGGTCAACCCGCCGGATGCCGCCAGCTACACACTGCGCCGCGCCGCCGGGGAGATACTCCACATCCGGGCGCTTTCGTCCGATGGAAACGTCGGGATGAATCCGATCGAGCTGTTCAGGGAGGCGATGGGACTCGGGCTTGCCTACGAAGAATACTCGGCGCGCCTCTTCTCGAACGGCGCGAACCTGAATGGGGTCCTCGAAACACCCCAGGCCATGAGCGACACGGCGCTGAAGCGTTTCCGCGAGATTTGGCAGCAGAACTATGGCGGGCTTGGAAATGCCGGAAAGACCGCGATCCTTGAGCAGGGAATGAAATGGCAGAACATCGGCATCGCCCCCAAGGACTCGGAGTTTATCAACTCGCGCAAGTTCCAGCTGACCGAGATCGCCCGCATCTTCCGCGTTCCGCCGCACATGCTCGCCGACCTTGAGCGCTCGACCTTCAGCAACATCGAGCACCAGTCCCT